AAAAAATGCGTAGCAATGGTAGCAGCTGAAGCTGCTAAACAATTCAAAAATCTTCCGCACATCAAGGATCGTGTTGCTCTTCTGTCCAGATTTCTGGTGGAAGGCGATTTCGCTAATGTTAAAGTTTCCGCCGACTGGCCTGAGCAAGGCTCTGACGAGAAATTTAACAAAATGATGGCTCGTTGTAAGAAAAACGGAATTCCTTTTTGGAAAGTCGTTTCTGAAGACGATAAGCAGAAAGGTGAAATCCATACCGCCACGCGTGTGGAAGAAAAACAAGCTAAGCGCCACGCCGAATCCGAACCCGATGTCGAAACTCAAACCGACGATATCAAGTACGACGAATCCACTGATGAAAAAGAAGTGGTTAGACATGGCGTCAATGCCACAGCCGTTAAATTTGCCAACAAACGACTCACTAACGTTCCTATTGCTATAGTAACCATGGAGGGCATAACCTTATTTCAAGGTTTTATTTACGACGGTTGGGGTCTTACCAATCTTCATTGGTTCACCATGCCAAACGCGCCAATCCTTTCACTGGGGATCAAACCCGAAACCCTAGTACGATTACGGATAAATCATGAAACTGATATTGTCTTCAACTTTGGCAAGATAGTTATCGTGAAGTGCAAATTGGAAGGTGAGAACGGAACCGAGTATCGCGATATCGTGAAATTCAAAATTTTTAAGGAAATCAACACATGCGCGTTCTTGTCCGGTTACCCGATGCGTTGCTCAGACATCACACCATTGAATGTGGGTGATTATGTGGCTCTCCAATCCTATGATCTAAAAAACAAAAGATGGACACCATCATTGACAATGTCGCCGCTTAAAGGTATGAAGAAGATATGGAACGACGAAATTAATAATGTTCCTGTCTGGGAAACTTATAATTCTGGAGAACCTGGAGATTCAGGCGCTCCTGTTATTGATCCTCAAGGTTCCGTTGTGGGTATTCACTGCGGCGGATTTCGTGATCAAGGAACGCCTAACTTCTTTATCCCATTCACGTCCCAGGTAAGAGCATGGATCCTCGAATCAAAAAACGGATCGACCCTTGCTGTGGCGACCTCACCACCAAGGGAATAATTGAGAGGTATCCGTGGCTTGTCCCTCGAATGTCATATCTACCCTATCAACTCAATTCATTTACTCTTTTAGCCTCTTTCAAATCACATGTATTTAAGCAAAAACCACAGGTATTCGATTATAACGTTACACAATTTTTTAGAGATTACGGCTTAAAACCTCCTCAAAACTATGCATTTAAACAAGCAAGTTATCAGGACTTATACGCTGAATTCTCCAAATACAACGAAGCTGAAGATCTTAATATCTCTGATAAGTATCTTTTACCCATTCAGGAAATTCTGACTTCACGCTTTCTACCAATCACTAGTGGTTGCAACATTCTTGATATTTCAGATGTTGTGCCTCTCATCACACGTAACACTTCGAATGGCGCAGTTATCGCGCCCGTCTTCAAATACAAAGGCGATTATATCGACGCCACAGACGACTCACCAATTTGTAATGCTTTAGTACAATCATACATACTTTGGAAGCATTTTTATCCTTCCATTTTCACTGTTTACCCCAAAGAAACTATCGCCCAACTTGATAAAATCATTGCTGGTAAGGTTCGGAGTTTTCTGATCTCGCCACTTGATTACAACATCTGCGTCATGCGTTTATGCTGCGATTTCAATCATAAGCTAGCGCAAACAGCAGGAACTCATCCTATTTTTGTTGGTTATAACATTTTCAACGGCGGTTGGCATCGATGGATAGCCGATCGCAAAGCCAAAGGAAAATCATGGTGGGCAATTGATCTCTCTCAATGTGATAGCCGCGTCTCTAATCAATTTATGTGGCTTGAGCAAGAACTTCGTTTCGGGTCCTTCTCTCCCGAATTCCAAACCGAAGAAAATCATAAGAGATTAAAAAATTTTTGGTCTGATCAGATCTACGCGCATGTATGGTATGATGGTATGATATTGCGAAAGCAAAATGGCAACTCATCAGGTTGGCCTAACACCATTCAAACCAATTCACTTTATTTGTACTGCGTGTTCGTTTACTGTTGGCTGAGATACAACGAGGAGAATTACAAAAAATTTCGAATGGCTGAATTTGACGACTTAGTTTCTCTCATGATTTGTGGTGATGATGCTGTCTTTCATTTTTTGGAAGATGGTGCAGCACTCATAAAGTATGCAGTCGAACTGGGAGCAATCGTTAAGCTCGAAGCCTCTGTCCCTCGCGACATAACCGAAAATTCCTTCTGTTCTCAAATCACTATCGTCGTCAATCACAATGGACGACAATTTTACGTTCCTAAACTTGATAGCGAGAAGATTATAGCCTCATGGTACCTTGGATGCAAAAAACAGTATGTACGCCTCACTTTTGCGCGTACTGCTCAACTCATGGTAACAGCAGTTTTCGACAACGAACTCTTCGAAATCATGTCCAATTTCATGACACAACTCAACACCAATCACCGCACTCGTGAGGAACTTCAACTTCCTGTCCCAGACAAAATGGGGACAACTTGGGATTCTGTTCGCTCAGTGTGGAAAACTCGTCAGCAGATTTTAGATCTTTACACTTTTTAATCGGTTCCCGGGTAATTTCATTCCGATTTTAAAAATTTAATATGACGAACAATCATGAACACGTTCCATACGATCAGCGCGGCCATTTTCTTGAACCCATTCGGGGAGGCCCTTTTAATTTTCTTAGGGATTCTGCTGCTGCTGGTCACAATCGTGGCGTACGAGATGGACATACGCACAAACACTTTCGATCCAACGATCAACGAGGCGCCGCCTCTAGAATTGTAGGGAATTTCGCTGAAAATGT